TGAGAGCACAATGTACCAGTTGTGCTCACACCCACCGGCTCCACCTGGCCTTCTCGTAAGAGAATACCGAGTAGAGCTCGGACGGTTCTACCGTCCGGACTTTACTTTGCATCACGTCGTCGACTTCAATTGCCGAGTCGAGAATCCGCCAGGCACACCTCTGAACCTCCAACCAGGGGGTTTTCGGGGAGAAGTTGCCTGGAGTCGGAATCCTCGGCCAGCGAAGTTTGGTAATGCTGGATACACGCCTTCTATCGGACTGAGGTTCCCACTTGCCCCGATAGTGGAAGGAAAAGTGAGTGTTAACGGCGGCGGCCTCATAGGAGACCACGTCGATCAATCTCACAAAATTCCCTCCACAGTGCAAGTGAGCGAGAACCTGTCCCTCAATTGTAGAACGGCTTGCGTCCAGTGCAATCTTGCTGCTTCTGACGGGTCGAGGTGGATTAAAGAGGGCCCTAAGGAAAGTCCGCCAGACGGAGACGTCTTCAGTCATCACAAGGTCCCAGATCAATTTCCGGTGCGAACCGGGAATTTCCCTGAGACCTCTGGATGGGTGTCCGAGACCGCCGAGGATAAGAGGGAAGGAGGGAAACCTCCCTTTCTTAGCCCCGACGGCACGGACATCTCTCCAGAGACAACGGAAGACGCGTCTGGTCCTAGACCAAGCCCATTTCAGCTCCCGGGCATAAGGTTGATGAGCCTCTCCCCATTCGGAGAGAGACGAAAAAACCGGAAGCCCACTGGGAGCCGAAAGGGCACCATAGGTACCTCTTGCTGGAACTGTGATCAATTTCACAGGGACCACGGCGACGCCCCGGAGGGTTGGCTCATCACTGGCTCGAAGGCCAGAGCCAAGCGCTCCACCCGGGGCGCCGTCGAGACGGTCCACTGTGACAAAACGTTCACAGAAGGTTCCAGCAAACCTCGACACGAAAGACTTGATGGGATGGAGACTACTTCCAATGGCATCTACTCTCTGTTTATAGAGAGAGTAGTCGTTACGATCAAATATGCCAAGGAAGTCATCTCCACATATCCGGCCAAACTTGGCATCTCTGGTGGCCCACCCGTTCACAATGCAAAGCAGAGTGAACGAACAGGGTGTACCCATCGGAGAACCGCGTTTTACCGGAATGCGGAGAGTCTTAGACTCCCCATCCCAACCAAGGTCGTGGAGCCTGCTCTTAAAGGCATTGAGTTCAAATGGACTGAGGGCCTTGGGGAGAAGTTCACTAATTCTATAATGGAAGAAGTGAGTCTTCGTCCCCGCCCCCAAGGATTCCACAAAAACTCGAGCCATAAGCTCTGGTATACCCGCATCGATCATACCCAACCCGACAGCCACGATGACTTCATGAGAGAAGCCATCGGTCGCGGCAGTCAGGTCGGCGCTGAGGATCTTATCACCTGGAGTACACTTGTACCCGGTTACTCCCGCAAGGGGGTTCCCTTCGACAAGGACTTCAAGTCTTGGATCATCAGCGACAGCGGGAAACAGAGCTTGACGAGCAAGCTCCCCGGCAGCAGCAAGAGAAGCACTGGGTGCAGTGACCGTCCTCAATTTGAACCCACGTTCAGGAAGGCACGTGACACGGTGGTCAAAATGTTCGGCCTCATGGAATTCACGGTAGAGTCGAAGTACAGACTCCACATGATGAACCCAATTGAGATCGGACATAAGATCACTGGTCCGGCGGCGGTCAACTTCTCGGAGGATGGCACGTGTGAGTACGTCTCCTTCAGACTCCCTAGGAGGGGCCTTACGGCCCGTCCTAAGGTGCTGAAGAAAAGCATCCATGCCATCCATCGAGCGGTCGAAGGCCTCCTCGGCGGCAACATTAAAGCCGCCCCGAGAGGAGGGGACCTCGAAGACCCCGCTAGTGCCTGCCTTCACATGGGAAGGAGGCGTGTACCCAGCCCGCTGGAATCCTTCCTTGGTATATTGCCGGAGAGAACGGAGTGCCCCCCAGGGCACCTTACGAAACTTCTCCCCGTGTTTCTCGGCATGTTCCATCAAATTCCGCGCTCTCGAAATTGGACAAGTATCTTCCGGCAAAGACCGGGAGATAGTCGAGAGTGTGAGCCATCCCGTGCGCGTATAGGCCTTGGTCAACCATTTGATCAACCAAGACCCAACGCCCTTAGGGATGGGAGGAACAACTTCCGAGCCCAAGGCCCGGGAGCGCAGATAGAGGCAGAGATCCTTAATGGTAAGGACGCACCAACGGAGACCCCTAGAGGTCATACGCTGGTACCACCTATAAACCAGGAAGGCTCCCCTTGTCTGCTCTCCCGAGATAACAGGACTTTCAGCGGAAACCAAACCCGCCCAAATCGCCTCCCAGACAAGCTGGTGGCGTTGGACGAGTCGACGACGAGACCGTGGTTGGGGCGTCCTCTTCCTACCCTTCGGGGGGGAAGATGGCACGGCCACGCCAGCCACAAGGGTGAGCTTACTAGGTAAGCGCATCCTCATGTCTCTTGT